CCCCGCTTCGGCGGGGCCTTTTCGTATCCCCTATCGAGAGAACAATCACCATGGATCTGCAGACCCTCCTGGCGCTGGGCGTGCTGAGCTTCGATGCCCTGAACGCCTACATCAACAATCTGCCGCGCATTTCCACCCGCCTCGCCGATATGCGCCTGTTCCAGGAACAGGGCTTGGTCGGCACCACCATCGTCAAGGTGGGCATCAACGGCACCAAGCTGGTGCTGGTCCCCAACGTGCCGCGTGGTGCGCCCGGTCAGCCCAAGGGCCTGGAGCGTGGCAAGGTGAAACTGCTGGAAACCACCCACCTGCCGCAGAATTCGACGGTCATGGCCGACCAGCTGCTGGGTGTCTATGACCCGGCCGACCCGGAAGGCAACAACGTTGCCGCCGTGGTCAACGCGCTGCAGGTGGTGCACAAGCGCGACCTGGACTTCACCATCGAATACCACCGCATGGGCGCGCTGCAGGGCAAACTGCTCGATGCCGACGGCTCGGTGATCATCGACTTCTACGAAGAATTCGGTGTCGACCAGTCCGTCATCGGCATGGAGCTGAACAAGGACGCCACCAAGGTCCGCGCCAAGTGCATGGCCATCAAGCGCGCGATCGAGGAAAAGCTGGGCGGCATCCCGTACACCGGCATCCACGTGTTCTGCAGCGCCGGCTTCTTCGACGCCCTGACCGACCACCCGGAAGTGCAGAAGGCCTACGAGCGCTGGCAGGACGGTGCTGCGCTGCGCGATGACGTCCGCAAGGGCTTCGTGTTCGGCGATATCACCTTCGAAGAACTGCAGGGCAACACCGGCGGCGATCTGGCTCTGGCCGACGGCGAAGCCATCGCATTCCCTCTGGGTGTGCCGGACATGTTCCTGACCCGTTTCGCGCCGGCGGACTACCTGGAAACGGTGCGCGGCATCGGCCTGCCGTATTACACCAAGACCGCCCCGATGCGCATGAACAAGGGCATCCAGCTGGAAAGCCAGTCCAACCCGTTGAACATCAACACCCGACCGGATGCAGTGATCCGCCTGAAGGCGGGCGCGAAGTAAGCCAGCAGTGCCTGGCCCGCTTCGGCGGGCCGGGCAGGAGGTTGTATGGCCCAGATCAGGATCGGGGTCGACCCCGACAACGCGCTCGGGCGTCAGCTGAGCGACCTGGAGAAGTCGCAGCTGCCCTACGCAGCCTCACAGGCGGCCAACAAAGTTGCCTACGAGATCCGGGAGCGGTGGAAGGTGCAGGCGGGGCGGGTGTTCGAACGCCCGACCCCGTTGACCACCAACGCGGCGCTCTATCGCAAGGCCACAAAGGACAAGCCGTACGCCGAGATCTACATCAGGGACGAGGCCTTCAAGGGCACGCCGCCGGCGAAGTATCTGCTGACGGAGGTCGAGGGTGGCCAGCGTAGGCGCAAGGGTTTCGAACGGTTGCTGCAGGGAAGGGGATTGCTGTCGCCGAGCCAGTTCGCGGTGATGGGCCGTGGCGCCCGGCCAAACCAGTATGGCAACGTGCCCGCCGGCCAGGTCACCAAGATCCTGTCGCAGCTGGGTGCCCAGAGGGACAAGCACCAGAACCAGACCGAGACGAGCGCCAAACGGCGCAGGACGCGCGCGCCCACCGGTGGCGAGTACTTCGTGATCATCAAGCGTCGTGGTCGCCTCCGGCCTGGCGTCTACGAGCGGATCAGCACTGGCTGGGGTTCGGCCGTGCGCTCGATCTTCATCTTCACTAACACCGCCGCCTACCAACAGCGCTACGACATTTTCGGCATGGCCGAAGACACGTGGAAGCGGCTGATGCCGTTCTACCTGAAGCGCGAGTTGGATAAGGCGATGGAAACAGCGAGGCCATTGCCTTGAATCAGAAGGAATTCATGCAGCGTTTCGACGCCCTGGCGTTCAAGGCATTTGGAGCCGCAGGCGTTGCCGATGCCGCTCATTTCATCGCCGACGATGGAACGGAGACGCCTTGCACCGTGCTGTTGGACGAAAGCGTGCAGCAGTTCGGCGAAGTCGACGCCGGCCCGGTACCGGTCACGTTCGATCGCATCACCTTGCAACTGAGCGAGGTCACGCCCCGCAAAGGCGCTGTGGTCCGTATCGACGGCAGCGGTCGAAGGTTGAAGCTTGTTCAGCCGCTCCGTGCTGACGCTTCCACTGCACAGTGGGAGGTGGCCAATGCCTAGCCCCCGCCGGCAACTGCTGGAAGCAATGGGCGTCACCCTGCAGCAGATCAGCAAGGCGAACGGCTACCTCACCGACGCTGGCACTGGCTGGACGCTGGAGCCGACGCCCGGTGACCAGGACACGACAGCTGTGCTCACTGCTGTCATCGAGAAGCAGCAGCGGGCGACGGACCCGGCGAAGGTCAGTACGCACCGGCTGACGACTGTCAGCGTGATCGCCCGAGTGCCGTCGCAGATCGAGAACTACCAAGCCGGCCTCGATGACCTGGTCAGCGACGTCGAGGCCGCGCTGGAGAGCCGGGAGACGGCCCGCAACTACCCCGTGGGCGTCCAGGTGCCGGTCTATGTCGGCATGGAGCCCCTGATGCCGGAGAAAGCTGGCGCGGGCTGGGTGGGAGTCCTGATCACCTACCAGACCAACATCCCGAAGAAATAACCCGCCGCTCAGCGGCATCCCAACTGGAGAGCCATCATGGCCGAAGATTACAGCTACCTGGGCAGCGGCATCGTCCTCATCCGCGAGTGGAATAGCGGCCTGCCGTTCGAGGAGGTCGGAAACGTGTCCGCATTCGCGGTCGCGCCGCAGTCGACCACGGTCGAGCTGGCCGACTATCAGAACCCAGGCGGTGGCATCGCCAACAGCGTGGACCGCGTCACCGGCTACAACCTGAGCTACACGTTCCACGACTTCAACGCAGCCAACTTCGCACGCGTGACGCGTGGCAAGTCGACTGATGTGGCAGCGGCCACCGTGACCGATGAGGTGGCCACTGCCGTGGTTGGCGCGTATGTGCCGCTGTCGCGCATTGCAAGTGAAATCACCGATGTGAAGCCCTCGACCGGGTCCACGGCCTACCAGGCCGGGAAGGACTACCGGCTCGAGCGCGGAATGCTCTTCATCCCCGCGGGCTCGACCATCCCGGCACCGGTGGCAGGTGCGCCCAACGTCAAGGTGACCTTCAAGCATGCCGCGCTGGGGCAGGTCGAGGCGGCCATTACCAGCCAGAAGTACTACGAGATGCAGTTCATTGGCGCCAATGAAGCGCGCGGCGGCAAGATGGTGCGCTTGGTGTGCCACAAGGTCACCGGCGGCGTCATCGAGAGCATGGGCCTGATCGGTACCGAGTTTGGCTCGGGCAGTGTGCCGGGCAAGCTGGTGAAGGACGTGGCCAAGGCGACGGGCCCTGACAAGTCGGCCTACTTCTACTGGCAGCAGGAGAAGTGACTGTGCAGGACATGGACGCCATCACGCCGCCCACTCGCTCGGTTCCCTTTCGCGGTGAGGTGCTCGTCGTGGGGCCATTGCGGCTCGAGCAGCTGGGGCCGTTCATTGCGGCTTGTCGCTCGACGATCGGGCGCATCGCCATGATCGCCGGCCTGCCCGACGGCTCCGCGGCGGTTGACGTCGGCGCCCTGGTGCTGGACCTGCTTGAACAGGACAGCACCGAGATTGGCGCGGCTCTGGCCGTGGCAGTCGACCGCGATCCGAAGTGGGTTGCGGGAGGCAACCTGGACGAGGTGGCCCAGCTTCTCGAGGCGGTGGCGGGCCTCAATCGGGATTTTTTTGCCCTACGGCTGAGGCGAATGGTGGTGGCGATCAGGGAAGCGGTCAGCCTCCCGCAACCGCCGACCTTGTCCAGTTCCTGATCGCGCGCGGACACGGCCGGCGCGAAGTGCTCAGCTACACCCTGGCGCAGTTGCGGGCTTTCACCGCAGCTGCCGCTAGGGATGATCGGCTGCGGCTGGTCGACTTCGCGCTTGCCATGCGTGTTGCCTTCGGTGCAGATGCCGCCGGCTGGCAGAAGTACCAGACCTTGATGACGGGCGGTGACCCTGTTCATCCCCCGAAGGAGCTACCTACCAATGGCTGAGCCATCTGCCAACTTGCGGGTCCGCATCAGCGCGGACCTGGCCGACATTCGTCAGGGGCTGGGTGTGCTGACTCGGCAGCTGCGCGAAGTGCGCAGCGAGGCCGGACGGCCGCTGCCAGTGAAGAACCAGATTAGCGACCTCGGAATCTCCGCTGGCCAGACCGCACAGGCAATGCGCCAGCTGCCCGCTCAGTTCACCGACATCTTCACCAGCTTGCAGGGCGGCATGCCGTTCTTCACCGTGCTGGTGCAGCAGGGTGGACAGATCAAGGACAGCTTCGGCGGCGTGGAGCCGGCATTGAAGGGGGTCTCGTCGGCGCTGCTGGGGATGGTGAATCCGTACACCGTGGCCGCGGCGGCTGTCGGTGTCCTGGTCTATGCCTGGTATGACGCTGAGAAGCAGCAGGAGGCCTATACCAAGGCGCTGGTACTGTCTCGGAATGAGGCGGCGGCCACCACCTTGACCCTGGTGACATTGGCACAGCGCACCAGCGATGCCATGCAGGTCACTGCTGGAATGGGTGAGGAGGCTGCGGTAGCGGTAGCGGAGAACGGTCGCATCGCAGCCCAGAACATGCAAGCTGTCGCGAACGCATCAGTTGCAATGAAGGAGATTTCCGGTCAGGCGATCGAAGAGACGGTGAGCCTTTACGCGAAGCTCTCAGAGGACCCGTTGAAGAGCTCACAGAAGCTCAATGATCAGGTCAACTTCATGACCGCAGATCTCTACGATCACATCAAAGCGCTCCAGGATCAGGGACGCACGCAGGATGCAGTGACTTTGATCACGCGCGCGGCAGCTGATGAAACTGTTACTGCCCTTGCGAAGGTTCGCGCGAGCCAAAGCCCGGTGATTCGCGGGTTCAAGGACCTTTGGGCGGAAGCGACAAAGGCATGGAATGCCATGCAGCTGAACGTAGGCCTCGGCCCTGCCGCTGCACAGATGCAGGTGCTGCTGGGGGAAAACCAGCGTGAGCTGACCAAGTTGAACGAACTGGCAGCCGGGACTCAGCGTGGACTGCCGTTGGCGCGGAACCCAATCGCAATTTCCGCAATGGAGCAGTCGATCAGGGATCGATCTGAGAAGATCAAAGCTCTGGCCGCCGACCTGATCAAGGAACGGAAGGATGCTGAAGTAAAGGCCACTCAGACTGCATCCGTGGAGTTTCTCGCCGCCGCAGACGCAATCGCTGACGCACAAGCCAGCAAGCAGCAGAAGAAGCGGGAAGAGATTGCCAAGATCAACGGTCAAGCAGAGGTTGTGCGTCGGCGGGCTGAGGCTGCTGGATTGACTGCGGAAGTCGAGAAGATTGAAGAACGCCGTGCAGCCGCGGTCGAAGCGATCGAGAAGAAGTACAAGGAGAAGACCAAAGCCAGTACCGGGTCTGCTGCCCGAGGCGCAGGCCTCCAAGGCTACAAGGACGACCTGGTACAGGAACAGGCGACCATATCGGCGAGCACCCAGACCTTGCGCGCGGAGTATGCAGCCCGTCAGATCACGGCTGAGGCCTACTACAGTCGGATGAAGGAGCTGACGCAGGCCAGCACGGACGCAGATGCGCGATCGTTGCAGGCACAGATCGACTTCCTTCAGCGGCAGAACGTCGCGGGCAAGGAAGGAATCACGGTCAAGCGCCAGTTGGGCGAATTGGAGGCGCGGCTGGCCAAGGTGCGCACCGACGGGGCCGCGAAGCTGCAGGTGCTGGCGACCGAGGAAGAGCGCGCGGTCAAGACCCGCAGGAACGCGATCGCCGCGTACTCGGACGCGCTGGAGGCCAGCAACGACGCCTTGCGGCGTCACCTGGAGACGCGAGTTGCCCAGGTTGGCATGGGTGATCGTGAGTTCGAGATCCAGCAGCGCATCAACGATGCCTACGACGACCAGGCGGAGAAGCTGCGCCAATTGACGCTGCAGCGCAATGCCGACCAGATCGACGATTCGACCTTCGAGGAAGAGAAGGCAATCCTGTTGGCCAAGACGCTGGACCGAGTGCAGGCCGTGCGCGATGGCTATCGGGAGCTGCAGCAGGCCGAGGGCAATTGGCTGTTGGGGGCAGCGAGTGCCTGGGAAAACTATAAGCAGCAGGCCGGCAACGCGGCGCAGCAGATGGGGGGGCTGGTTTCCAACGTGTTCGGCGGCCTCGAGGACGTCTGGGTGAAGTTCACTGAGACCGGCAAGATCAGCTTTTCCGATATGACGCGCTCGATCTTGGCCGACCTGACCCGGATCGCATTTCGGCAAGCGGCAATGGGCATCGCTAACAGCTTTGGCGGAGGCAGTGGATACACCGGCACCCTGGGCTCTCTTTTCTCCGGCTCGTGGGGTTTCTCCGCCGGGGGCTATACCGGCGACGGTGGAAAGTACGAGCCCGCCGGTGTTGTGCACAAGGGCGAGGTGGTTTGGTCGCAGACGGACATTGCCCGGGCTGGTGGCTTGGGCGTTGTCGAGGCTATGCGTCGCGGCTTTCGTGGCTATGTTGACGGCGGCATTGTCGGTGCTGGATCGCCGGCTCGTGCGCTCGCCGGCGGGCCGTCAGTCAGCATCGACAGCACGATCAACGTGCAGAACGGCGGCGATGGGGCTGGCGATGGCGCTGCCAGCCGTAGCTCAGAGAGCGCAATCCAACGGAGCTTCAACGCAATGGCGGGGCAGTGGGCTATCCAGCAGATGAAGCCCAATGGCGTTCTGTGGGCATTGAAGAACAGCAGGTAGTCAGGGATTGACGCGGATACGGGAAGGGCTCGCAAGCAGCGAGCCCTTCCGTGGTCACATCGCGTCGAGTACTCGATCGATCGCCAGGCGCTCGACCTCGGCGAATGTCAGCCCGGTTGGGTTCGGATGCTCAAAGGAAATTCCAATGGTTCCGGAGACGGCCAGCATCCCGGGAAGACCTTCGCCAAACACGATTCGCAGCACGGCGCCTACCGATTGACCATCTTCGCCGACAGGGTCTTGGGCGGAAAACGACTCAAGTTTCAGTTTCATTTCAGACCGCTCACTCTGCACCCGGAGGAGGCCCGATGGTAACAGGGCATCCACGCGATGCGACGAGCGGTCGAAGCCTTCAGTTCCCGAGGCATCGATCATGACCGAGACATTCGGCTGGCTGGTCTACAGCCAAGAGCCGCAGGTGGAGTACGCCTACGCCGAGAACACCGCGCGCTTCGGCGACGGCTATGAGCAGGTTGCCCCTGACGGGATCAACAGCGAGCGGCAGACCTGGACCATCGAGCTGTGGGGCCATTTGCAGGCGGATGACATGGCTGGGGTGCGAGCGTTTCTTCGCCTACGCAAGACCCGGGGAGAGAGCTTCTTCTGGACTCCACCGAACGAGCCAATGGCGCGATTTCGCTGCACCAAGCTGTCAGCAACTGATGAGCGCGAAGGATACATCCGCATCAGTTGCACCTTCGAACAAACGTTCCTGCCGTAGGAGAGGCCATGGCGCGCCAGATTATCGATATCGACACCGTCCAGCCGAACGGCAAGAAGGGCGACCCTGCGCGACTGATGTCGCAGAAGATCAACGGCAACTTCGAAGAGCTGTATGGGCTAGTGGTCGGAGTGACTGGATTGGGCGGCAAGAACATGCTCATCAACTGTGGCCTGCCGATCAACCAGCGGGTTTTCGCCGGTGGTGCGCTGGCAGCGGGTGCATACGGGTACGACCGCTGGAAGGCTGGTGCCGGTGGCTGCAACGTCACCATCAACGCGACAACAGGCGTTTTCACCCACACCAGCGGGCCACTGCAGCAGATCGTGGAGGCCCCGGTGCTGGCGTGGGGGCAGCCGCTGACCATCAGCGTGGAGAATCCTAGCGGAACCATTGCCGTGAGCGTGGGCGGAGCCACTGGCACTATCACCTCCGGCACAGGGCGGCGTGGTGTGACCCTGACCCCATCTGGCAGCGGCAACATGACGGTCCAGCTGACCGCAACCGGCGTCACCTACAGCCGTCCGCAGCTCGAACGCGGCAGCGCCGCTACGTCGTTTGACGCTCGGCCCGTAGCGGCGGAGCTGGCCATGTGCCAGCGGTACTACGAGAAGAGTTACCCCATGTCGGTTGCACCCGGCGTGGCGCAACAGTTGGGGCGTCGTGGCGGTGGCCAAGCGGGCGTGGCTGGTTCTGCGATGTACTTCGTCCAGCCCTACATGGTGCAGAAGCGTGCCGTTCCAGCGCTCACGATCTACAACCCCAGCAATGGCGCTGGTGGAGGCGTGGCAAACGACAACGGTTCGACCGTACTGACGCAGCTGCCGTATTCGTCTGAGAGCGCCTTCGAACTGAACTGGACGAATGCGGCCGGCCGTTGGGGCGGCTGGTTCCACTATGTCGCTGATGCGGAGCTTTGACATGTACGAGCTGACGAGCAACCCCGATATCCTGAAATGCACCGAGACCGGCGCCTTCATCCCCCGCGACAGCTATCTGTGGCCGGCGGAGTGGCTGGAGGCCAACACCCCGGCGCCGATGCCGCCGCCCTACGTCCTGCACAGCCCGGAGCACTACCAGGCGATCCGTGCGGCGGCGTGGGAGTGGATGACTGCGTGGGTGAAGGAGCGGCGCTACGACACGATCGAGACGTGCTGCAGCTACTTCAACAGCAGCGTGCCGCGCTACCGTGACGAAGCCCGGGCGATGGTGGCCTGGCGCGACGCGGTGAACCAAGAGCTGGAGGCACTGGTGCTGGCCGCCCCCGCTGGGATTGAGACCTGGGAGCAGGTGCGGGCCATGCTGCCCCAGCCGGAGGCATTCAACTGGCCCGGTGAGGTGTCGCTGCCGCTGGGCACCGGTGAATCGGTGGTGCTGGCATGATCACCGCCGATGCCCAGCAGCTCGAACCGGGTGGCCGCGTCACGGTCTACGAGCTGGACGCCAGCAGCTTCGGCGCCGATCAGCTGTTCTTCCACGCGCACCTGCAGTCGGGCGTGATCTGGTGGCAGGGGCAGGAGTACGGCGCCTGGCCGATCGAGGCCACAGGTTTCGAGCGCACCAGCGACCAGCCGCCGAACCCTCGGTTGAAGGTCGGAAACCTGGACGGCCGGATCGCCGCCATGTGCATGCTCTACGGCGACATGGTCGGGGCCAAGGTGATCCGCCGGCAGACGCTGGTGAAGTATCTGGACGCAGCCAATTTTCCTCCACTGAGGAACATGGCGCGAAACAGCAGTTTTGAAGTAAGCGCCAATGCCACATCGATACCTACAGGCTGGAACCTGGAGCGCATTCGCAGTGATGTTGGGGGGGCTATTTCCTACGTGCCGTCCCCATTGCCAGGGGGAGGTCGCGCGGTGCGCCTGGAATGGAACGCGTTGAACTCCAAGGATTGGGCAGGCATTAACCTGGCGGGGCCGGGCGCAAACTACATCCGCGTGGAGACGAACACGGATTACGTCAATTCCAGCTATGTCCGTGGCACACCAGGTTCGAAAGCCCAGATCTACGTGCAATGGCTCAACTCGACTGGCGGAACAGTTCTTGGCACTGTGACCCTGCCGGAAGTGACCATGGACGGCAGTTGGAAGCGTTTGATTCTTCCCGCCCTTTCTCGGGGCGATGCGGTACTCGCCCGCCTCTACGTCGGACGGCAATTCGCACAGGCGGCTGGTGCACACTTTATCGAGATCGACAACGCGCAGTTTGAGCAGGGCACGGTAGCGACCGAATACCAGTTCACCGGCACCGATCTCGAGGCTGGCCGCAATCCCACCGCCGACCCCAACGAGCACTTTCTGGACGAGATCTGGTTCATCGAGCGCAAGGTCTCCGAGACGAAGGAGGTGGTCGAGTTCGAGCTGACCACGGCGATCGACCTCAACGGCGAGCAGCTGCCGGGGCGGCAGGTTATTGCGGGCGTGTGCGGCTGGCTGATCCGGGGCGGCTACCGCGGCCCGTTCTGTGGCTACACCGGGCCAGCCGTGGCCGACGCCAACGACGTGCCGACCACAGACCCGTCGCGCGACCAGTGCGGGGGCAGGGTGAGGAGCTGCAAGCTGCGCTTCGGCGCCGACAAGCCTCTGCCCTATGGCGGGTTCCCGGCCGCAGGCCTGCTGCGAACCTGATTCACGCCACC